AAATGTTACAATATTATTACAGTCGAGTACTGTTCTAAAATTAACCGCTGTGAAGCGACAGAAATCGTCGTGAGACGATAGGAGAAAACACAATGAAAATTATACCAATATTATTGGGGCTATGTATTGCTGCCCCTAGTTTTGCTCAGGAAATTGTAATGGTAAAAGACAGGAAAAGCGATGTCACCTACGCGCTTGTAACATCCTGCGAGACCAAAAGCCAACCACGATACGTAAGAGTCGCAAGACCAGAAGTTGGCGAGAATGTCTACCTTCGAACTAGTAAGGGCAGGCACAAATGTAAAGTAGTGAAAGCTATAAAAATTACATAAAAGAAAAGGGGCCTTACGCCCCTTTTTTATTATAATCTTCAATTGCTGCTTTGATAGCATCTTCTGCCAACACACTACAATGTATTTTTACTGGAGGTAGTGTAAGTTCTCGTGCGATGTCTGTATTACTGATTCGCCCGGCTTCTTCCAAACTTTTGCCTTTGACCCACTCGGTGAGTAAAGAACTAGAAGCAATAGCACTACCACAGCCGTAAGTTTTAAACTTCGCGTCTTCAATGATTCCATCTTCTACTCTTATCTGGAGTTGCATGACATCACCACAGGCAGGTGCTCCCACCATACCTGTACCAACATCCTTATCCTCTCTATCCATCTTTCCAACATTGCGAGGATTTTCATAGTGATCTATTACTTTATCTGAGTACATTACTTTTTCCACCTATCTAATGTTTCTTGATGTATAGCCTTATGTGAATAATGAAAGCAGATCCCTCCAAACACCATCGGACAGAGGAATACTGCAAGTAGTCCAAGTAGACCTATATCCATTAGGCTTCTACTAAAATATCTTTTAAGTTCGGTTCAAAGAAGTCTGGCCCCTTGAGAATCTTTCCATCATCTCTGCGAATAGGTCGGCCATCTTCACCGAGCTTACTCATATTACTCCGGTGAACTTCAAGATAGCATTCGTCAAGGTCAATACCAAATGCATGACCAGCCCCATAGATAACATATAACAAATCTGTAAGGGCGTCAGCCACTTCAACCATGTCACGATTTTCGATAGCTTCTTCCAGTTCTTCATATTCTTCTCGAATCAACTCCAGACGTAGTTCACGAGTACTAAAGTCAGGCCAAGTAGGGTGTACTTGAACTTCCTGACCAAAGGCTTCCATGAAATCGCCTGCAAGTTCAAAATTGCTTGGTATCATTCTTTTTCCTCTTACCTCTAGCGATGGCGGCTTTTTTAGCTAACCGCCGTTGTTCTGATTTAGGAACATAGTGCTCACGCTGTCTATATTCCCATACGATGTCAGCGCATTTCTTTTTAAACACACGCAGTGCGCTCTCTACGTTATTGTTTCTTACCTTAACCTTCGGCATTACTTTCCTTTTTACGAAGCATGGGAGGTAATCCCCATACAGCTTGAGCTTCTGCCTTGTTACCAGCAGCGTCAATGACTAGCATTACACGCTTGCCTTTCAACCATGCTTCTTGCTGGTTGCGTAGACGTTGCATTGGAGTAAGCATACGACAGCCTGTACTGCTTCTACGCAGACCTTGGCTTGTGTAGTTAGACTTACCCATTCTTTTCTTTTTTGCCATTAAAATGCTCCTTTGCGAATAAAACACCACCCACGCTTTCGTAGATAGCTTACTTGTTTACGAATACTGTTGAGAGTACGTCCTGGAAACATCTCGAGCAGCTCTTCCTCACTTTTAATGTAATAATGATTACGGAGCAAGTTGCGCTCATTCATTGTCCAAGGTTTCTTCTGATATTCTTTCATGTTGTATATTATAGGGGATGTTTCATTGAAAGTCAAGAAGTATTTTTCTTTGGTAGCAAAATATAAGTGGGAGTTATAAGTGACATAACCGAAAAAATTTCTTGACTTCACTTCCGTTTTTGAGTATAATATACGCATCTACAAAAATACCTAGGAGATTCGTATGCTTGATTTTACCACTGCACTTGTTGTATTTGGAGTTTGTATGGCCGGTGCCGCAGGCACTGCTTTCCATCTTGGAAGACGAGAAGGCATCGAGGGTACAGTACAGTATCTAATCGACCAAGGAGTATTGGAGGTAGATGATGAAACTTAAAAAGCCTCGAAAGAGTAGAGAAAAGAAAAAGTATGAAAACCGCAGAGTTAATAGAAACAGGCTGTGCTATATGCGGAGCCTTATGTCAAGTAGCTATAGTATTACTATGCTTGGCGATGCCTTTGGCAGTTATAGCCTTAGTATAAAGGATTTGAAATGAATAGAGAAGCAGTCTATGAGCAGTTGAAAATTGATGAAGGAGTCGTCTATGAAATTTATTTGGATCATCTTGGGTACAAAACCTTCGGAGTGGGACATCTCGTGCTTGAGTCAGATCCAGAGCATGGATACGACGTCGGAGAGCCCGTCTCAGTTGAGCGCGTTCAAGAGTGCTTTGACCGAGACCTCGATGTGGCTGTGAGTGAGTGTGTAGCACTCTACAAGGCCGATGTTTGGGAAGGATTTCCAGGCGAAGTTCAAGAAATACTCGTAAACATGATGTTCAACCTCGGTCGACCACGACTTAGCAAGTTTAAAATGATGAACCGTGCTCTTGAGTATGGAGATTGGAAAGAAGCTGCTGTTCAGGGTCGAGACTCTTTATGGCACAAACAAGTAGGGAACCGAGCAGAAAGGCTCATGACAAGACTTGAGAATGTCTAATAAAATTGTAGCAAAATCTATGACAAAGTTCTTTCGGCTTACTGCCGATATGTTCTTTCGTAAGCGGTATGGTCATAGAGCTATAGTTCTGGAAACTGTTGCAGGCGTGCCTGGGATGGTTGCTGGAATGCTAACACATCTGTCCAGCCTTCGTGGTTTGAAGAAAGGACAGGGCAATAAGATTCATGAGATGCTCGCGGAAGCTGAAAACGAACGTAAGCATCTCATGTTTTTCATAGAAGTAGTGCAACCTACAAAGCTGGAGCGGGGTCTTATCGTTCTGGCACAATTTATATTTTGGCACTACTATCTAGTAATGTATCTATTGGCACCGCGCACCGCGCACCTCATGATACATTACTTTGAAGAAGAAGCTGTAAAAAGCTACACAGATTACCTTGGGGAAATTGACGCGGGTCGTATACAAGACGTACCTGCACCACAAATCGCAATCGACTATTACAATCTACTTCCAGAAGCAAAGCTGTCTGAGATGATTCGTTATGTTCGACGCGATGAACAACATCACGCAGATTTAAACTTAACTTACAGCGAGGCATAAATGGCTATTTATTGCACAGAACACGAACGTGACCAGTACGAAGAAAAAGGCTACTGGCGTTCACTACCAGACATGGTACCTTCAGTAGTATTTAAAACACGAGCTTACGACGAAGAGACAGAAGAATTTTACTGGCTTGACGTAAGTACGTGGGATATTTTTGCAGGAGAGCGAGTATTAATCTTCTCCCTGCCCGGCGCTTTCACGCCAACCTGTTCTACCTACCAACTACCGGACTTTGAAGAACTCGCACCACAGTTTTTTGAAGAAGGAATCGACTCAATTTATTGTATTACAGTCAACGATGCGTTTGTAACAAATGCGTGGGCACGTCACAATAATCTTGAACACATACAAGTAATGCCTGATGGTAGTGGTAAATTTACAGAAGAAATGCAAATGATCGTGGATAAAGACAATCTGGGGTTTGGTCGACGATCTTGGAGATATGCAGCAGTTGTCGACAATGGACACATTGAAGACTGGTTCATCGAAGAAGGCCGCGAGGATAATCACGACAAAGATCCGTACATGTTTACGGCTCCGGCATTTATACTCAACAAGCTACGAGAAAATTCTTGACATTTATTCTCGAAGCGAGTATAATTACATCATGAACTTATTTTATCTTGACAAAGACCTAGACAAGTGTGCCGAGTATCACGTAGACAAGCACGTCAATAAAATGATACTCGAAGCCGCACAGCTACTGTGTACTGCCATTTGGGTAGATCGCTTGCTAGGTTTTATACCACGAGCTCTTGAAAAAGATGAAGCTGCGGTTCTCAATGAGTACAAAAAACTTGAGAAGCCTCTGAAACCAGAAGAGCGTAAACTCACACCTTATCTCGGCATGATGTACAATCATCCCTGCACGATATGGACTCGATCATCACTAGACAATTACGAGTGGACATGGTGCTATGCACACGCACTCGCAGAGGAATTTAGATATCGCTACGGCAAAGAACACAAATCATTCTGGCAAGTTATCAACAAACTACCTGACCCAGTCAATCTTGAACGAGTGGGGTTCACCACGTTTGGACTTGCGATGCCTGATGTACT